GCGTGGCGTTGGTGTAAGTGGAGCAGGTATTACTGCTGACTTGGGTGGCACAGAAGAAGTTGATCCAGAAGCAGAACCAGATCCAGTAGCAGGTGGCGAAGCAACTCCGCCAGACACAGCAACCGGTACACCACTAGGTGGTGGCGGCGGTACTACTCCACAGCAATAAGGCTAAATAATTATATGATACTGAGAGAGTTATTTTATTTTGATAAAGAATCACTGGAGCCTATAGAAGACAAGTCCTATGATGCTTCTATGGACGATAGTATCATGAAGAAAAGCGACACAAGAAAAACACGCCTTACACTACGCCAAATCAACAAGGCTAGATTAGCATCTGAACTACATAAAGAAGAGCAGGAGAAAGATTTAGATTTCGTAAGACAAATGTACGGAATCGCCGCAAATACAGCCGAGGTGTAGTAGATGTCAATAGCATTCGTGCTAGGAAACGGAACAAGTCGTAAAGATATTCCATTAGAACCATTAAGACAATACGGTAAAATTTATGGGTGCAATGCCATCTATAGAGAGTTTGACTGTGATTATCTAGTGGCTGTAGATGCCAAGATGATATTAGAAATATGCCAATCCAACTATCAAATGCGTATTCCTGTATGGACAAATCCTAATAAAACATTTAAGGACATAAAAGGACTTAATTATTTCAATCCTAGCAAGGGTTGGAGCAGTGGTCCAACTGCATTAGACTTGGCAACATATCATCAACATGACACATTTTATTTGTTAGGCTTTGATTTTAAAGGCACAACAGGTACAGGGGGCAATGAGGACAAAGTAAACAACATATATGCTGGTACGTTAAATTATAAAAATGAAAGTGAAAATGCAACCTACTTTGGAAACTGGGAACGTCAAACAGGCATTATTGCCCAAAGAAATCACACAAAAAGATATATACGTGTGAACAAGGATGGGGAGGATTTTTGCCCTAAAAGTCTTAAAAAGTTTAGTAACTTTACCCATATGACTGTTACAGAGTTCTGTAAGCAGTTCACTGAATCACATTAAGGTTTCAAAATAACGCATTTTGAGCCTATATTCAGCGTATTTTCATCATTATATGTAAATATTACTGACAGCCTTACCAAAAAAACACTTATAGGAGGTATTACAATGGCAGATCGTAACAAATTCGAAGAAATGCTTGAGAAATTAGTTGCTGAGGACCGTAAAGGTGCTGAAGAATTATTTCACGAGATTGTAGTAGAAAAATCAAGAACAATTTATGAAAATTTATTATCAGATGACGTTAAGGAATTAGACGTTGCTGAAGAGAAAAAAGACGAAGAAGTTGACGAAGCATCAAAAGAAGATGACAAAGAAGTTGACGAAGCGTCTAAAGATGAGTCAGAAGATGACAAAGTAGAAGAAGCATCAGAAGAAAAAGATGAAGAAACTACTGAAGCAACTGACGAAGAAGAAAAAACAGAAGAAGGTATTGAAGAAATCACACCTGAAGCACCAGAAATGGGCGGTGATCCAGCAGATGACATGATTGACGATGTTGAAGATGCAATGGACGGCGACAAAGACGGTGAAGAAAAAGGTGAAGACGACGAAGATATCGAAGATAGAGTCGTAGATTTAGAAGATGCTTTAGATGACCTTAAGTCTGAATTTGAAAAAATGATGGGCGACAAGGAAGAAAAAGCAGACGATGAAGAAGATTCTGAGGAGCCAATGGGTGACATGGGCGACGAAGAAAAGGAAGACGAGGCTCTTGAGCCAACTTCCGAACTTGGAGTTGAAGAAATGCCAGTAGAATCAACTGAAAAAGAAGTTGAGGAAACTGCAAAATCTCAAACAGAACAAATGCGTGAGTATGTAGAAAAAGTTGCTGAGCCAAAAGGCGAAGACAACAAAGCAAAATCACCAGTAGCGGGTAAAAACGATATGGGTGGAAGTGCTTCTAACATAGCAGGCGGTTCTGCAGAAGAAAAAGGCGGATCAGCGGTATCACCAAAAGAAGATTCAGCAGGTAACGTGAATGTTCCAGGTGGTAAAGCAAGTAAGTCTATGAAGGCAGACTCCAAAGGTCACGGCGCTGAGAAAAAGGGCAGTGGCGAAACTGGAACTGATGGCAAAAGCGTCATTGGTTCGTAATATTAGGAACGGATAGTGGTGTTAAACTTACGTGAGAACTTGACATTCGACCAAGCAAAGATGGTCGTTGAAACTACTGAGAACGATAAGGGAGGCAAAGACCTTTACCTAAAAGGTATTTGTATTCAAGGTGGCGTTAGAAACGCAAACCAAAGAGTGTATCCTGTAAGCGAGATTAGTAGGGCTGTCAACACTCTCAACGATCAAATAAGCGGAGGATACAGTGTTCTTGGCGAAGTTGATCATCCAGAAGGACTTAATATTAACCTAGACAGAGTAAGCCATATGATCACAGAAATGTGGACAGATGGACCAAATGGCTATGGAAAGATGAAGATATTACCTACACCGATGGGAGTCCTAGTTAAAACGATGCTGGAAAGCGGAGTTAAATTAGGGGTCTCATCAAGAGGTTCAGGGAATGTTAGCGAAGACGGAAGCAATACGGTTTCAGATTTTGAAATCATTACTGTGGACGTAGTAGCACAACCAAGTGCTCCTGGTGCCTATCCGACACCAATATATGAGCATTTACTAAATGCCCGTGGTGGGTATCAGGCTTTAAATTTGGCTAAAGAGGTCCAAGGCGATCAAAAGGCACAGAAGTACATCAAAGAATCTTTAATGAATGTAATTAAAGGTTTGAAATAAGGAGAACCAGATGTTAGACGCTTTAAAATCACTTTTTGAAACGAATGCAATTTCAGAAGAGATCAAGAATGACATCGAAGAGGCTTGGAATGCCAAAGTTAAAGAAAATCAAATGCAAATCACAGCGGAATTGCGTGAAGAATTTGCATCTAAATACGAACACGATAAAGCCAATATGGTAGAAGCCGTGGAAAAAATGTTAGATGAAAAACTAAACGAAGAAATTTCAGAGTTTGCAGAAGATAGAAAAAAACTTGCTGAAGCCAGAGCAAAGTACCATGTAGCAATGCGTGAAAACGCAGACCTACTTAAAGGCTTTGTAATGGAACAGTTAGGCAAAGAAGTTTCTGAACTACATGAAGACCAAAAAGTAATGGCAAGTAAATTTGGCAAACTTGAGGAATTTGTAGTTGATGCTCTTGCAAAAGAAATTGCTGAGTTCCACGAAGACAAAAAAGATTTGGCAGAAACGAAGGTTAGATTAATTCGTGAAGCCAAAGAACATTTAAGTAAAGTAAAACAGTCCTTCATCGAAAAAGGTGCTAAAGTTGTCGAAAAAACAGTTGCTAAAACATTGAACAATGAAATTAGTCAATTGAAAGAAGACATCGACACTGCACGTAAAAACGACTTCGGTCGTAAGATTTTCGAGACATTTGCAGAAGAGTATAACAACTCTTACATGAATGAGAAAAGCGAAACTGCAAAACTACTTAAAGTGGTTGAGTTGAAGGATAAACAACTTGCGGAAGCAAAAGCGAATGCTGAGGAAAAAGCAAAATTAGTTGAAAGCAAAGATGCTGAAATTAAAGATGCTGTAGAATCCGCAAAGAGAAAAGAAACAATTTCTGAACTAGTTGCTCCTTTGAGCAAAGAACAGAAAGAGATTATGCAAGACTTACTAGAGTCAGTAGAAACTGAAAAGTTACAAGGACACTTTAACAAGTACCTATCTGCTGTAATCGATGGCAAGTCAGTAGCAAAGAAGGCAACACTTACCGAGGCAAAAGAAATAACAGGCGATAAAGAAGAAAATAGTTCGAGTGCAAGTGATTCTGCAAAAGTTGATAATGTTGTAGATATTAGAAGACTTGCAGGATTAAATTAAGGAGAAAATAATGTCAGAACTTTTAGAAAGTAAATGGCAGGATACCAAAGTTGCGTTGCTCGAAGGCCTAACAGGCAATAAAAAGTCTGTAATGTCTGCTACTTTAGAAAATACTAGAAAGTATTTGGCTGAGGCGGCGACTGCAGGTGCCACAGGCGCAGGTAACGTTGCAACTCTTAACAGAGTTATCCTTCCAGTAATTAGACGTGTTATGCCAACGGTTATCGCTAACGAAATCGTAGGTGTACAACCAATGACTGGTCCAGTTGGACAAATCCACACACTAAGAGTAAGATATGCAGATTCATTTGATGACGTAACAGCAGGCGAAGAAGCATTATCACCTTTCCAAATTGGTTTAGGTTACTCAGGTGGCGGATCTACTGATAAAGCAGACGCGACAGCAAACCTAGAAGGTACTGCTGGTAAGCGTTTAAGCATTCAGATCTTAAAACAAACAGTTGAAGCGAAAACTCGTAAATTGAGTGCTCGTTGGACTTTTGAAGCGGCTCAGGATGCACAAGCACAGCAAGGTATCGATATCGAAGCAGAAATTATGGCGGCATTAGCCCAAGAAATTACTGCTGAAATCGACCAAGAAGTTCTTAACTCATTAAGAACACTTGCTGGTTCGGCTGAATCAGACGTTCAATACGATCAAAACGCAGTATCAGGTACAGCAACATTCGTGGGTGATGAACACGCGGCGTTGGCTGTTATGATAAACAGAGCGGCAAACAAAATTGCACAACGTACAAGACGTGGTGCTGGTAACTTTGCAGTGGTATCACCGCATACGTTAACAGTTCTTCAGTCTGCAACAACTTCAGCGTTCGCAAGAACAACTGAAGGTACGTTCGAAGCACCAACTAATACTAAATTAGTAGGTACTTTAAATGGTGCAATGAAAGTTTACGTTGACGCTTATGCATCAGATTCAACTGATGTATTAGTAGGGTACAAAGGAACATCAGAAGCAGATGCGGCGGCGTTCTACTGTCCTTACATTCCATTAATGTCAAGTGGCGTTGTACTTGACCCATCATCTTTCGAACCAGTTGTGTCTTTCATGACTAGATACGGATATGTTGAGTTAAACAACACTGCTTCTTCATTAGGTAATGCGGCAGACTACCTAGCAAGAGTTAGTGTAGCAAACGTAACATTCTCGTAAGAGATTGTAAACTTATTAAAAGGGCGGCTTTATGTCGCCCTTTTTTTATGGCCAAAATATCTATTTTGGTAAACCTTTTTGTATTTTTCGGTTGCTTTTTTCTACAAACAATGTTATATTAATATTAACTTTAACACAAACTAAGAGAGTTATAAACTCTTAGCACTTGTGGCAGAACAACCCTTCGGCAGGGGGGTAATGCACACTAAAGTCTTTTACGCGGCCAAGTGGCTAGGTTTAGGCGGAGGTGGTTGGAAGTAGATATCATATCTAAACCTTGCAAAATTCAGATGTGATCTGCTTATCGAAAGTTGGAGGTGAGTTCACAGCAAGGCCTCCCGAGTAGTGTTAAAGTACTTTACTTTTCCCAGATAAATATATGTATGAAGGACGAATATACATCGGCCTTTTTCGACATTGTCAAGGAGGCATCCGAGACTACGGGTTATCAATTGCCATTAGAAATTGAGTCCTATGTAGTAATGCTTCTTGCTGAAAAAATAGACAATCCAAATTTTTTACCAAAAACAACTTTTGCACAAGAATTATTTGAAATCCAAAATCATCGATTGAAAGGAAAAGAACTAGGAGATACTGCTCTGTTCCTATCAGGTGTTTTCCCTGAATATTGTGAAAATAAGGTGTCTGTAAGTTACTTTGTTGAGATAGGTAGTACAAGTTATACCATGTGCAGTAAACACCTACACAGCGACCTCTTTGAAGCATTAAGCGGTAATTTTAACTTCATTCGTGAGTTCATAAACGTAACAGTCCGCAAGCCTAATCCATTATTACATATTGGATAAATACTTTTGTCATGATAGTGTGCCACATAATTTTTGGTGGACTTATGGGGACAAAACCCCGTAGCAGATAGAACCTGCATCGGACTTCTAGAAAAGGAGAAAAAAAATGGGTAGACCACTTAATAAAAAGTTTTTCGGAGAGCCAACTGCGGGTGGCAACGAAATCAAAGTAGAATTTCACAACGGTTCAGCAGTTGTGGAAGGACATATCGTTAAGCAATTAGGATCAAAAAAATTCAGAGTAGCAACAATTGGTGCTGACGACACTGAATATGATCGTTTCTTAACAACAGGAAAATTAGCATCAGCATTGACTGGTACTGAAATGGCAATCACTGTAAAAGGTGATGATTCAGAAACATATCAAGTTTCTAAAATCGCTGGTAGAAAAGCAACTATTATTGCACCAGACGGTACAGGATCAAATGCTTTATCAGGTACGTCAGTAGCATGGAACTTCTCAACTGCAACCAATGACGGTGCGGCGCAAGTAGAAGAAGCAGGTGACGACGACGCGGCGGGTACTGATGATGACGATTTCGCAAATGCGTAATTAGAATATATTGTAGGGGAGCAATCCCCTACAGTAACTTTAGGATTTAGAGAATGTCAAAATTTGTTAATGTTGCAAACGGAAATTACAAACTAACTGTTCAGCCAGGCGGTACCATTACAATGGATACTGGCGTACAACAAGGACAGTTTATCATTACAGGTGACCTTCAAGTACAAGGTGACACAACTTTTGTATCTTCTGCAAACTTAACAATTCAAGATAACATAATAGTATTGAACCAGGGTGAAACTGGTGCAGGTGTAAGTTTAAACACATCAGGTATTAGAATAGACAGAGGTACATTACCAGATGCACTATTGGTATTTGATGAAACAATAACATACAACGAACCTGTAACACAAACAATAAAGCAAGGTGCATTTAAATTCAAAGATGAAAATAATGACAACATAGGATTTTTCCTTACACACATTGCAACAGGCGGATCAAACTTAAATTTAATTAACCAAGGTACAGGTGTTATTAATGTATCTGGTACAGCAGACTACGAAAATCAAGTTCAGTTTGATGATGACATTCCAAACAGAAAGTTCGTAGTAGATAGAATTAAAAATGCGTTTTTAGGATTTTCAAGTCCTCAAATTACAAGCGGTGATACAGTTATAAAAGTATCTGACATAAGTGAAGACAGTACTATATCACAAGCATTCGTTGATATCAATGGACAACGTACTACTACATTCTTTGAGGAAAGAACAGAATTATTTGACGTAATGATAAAAGGTTCTACAATTAGTTCATATCTAAGTAACAGTGATCTAGTTTTAGAATCTCCAGGAACTGGAAGTATTAGAATTGATGATACACTACACATTAATTCAACACCAGGACTAGACGATAATACAATCGATCCTGCGGCTCCAACAGATGGTGTAAAAATATATGCTAAAGCCGAAGGTAATGGAAATACTGGTATCTATTATGTAAATAGTACTAGTGAAAGAGATGAACTAATTAGTAGAAATAGATCGCTACTATATGGAATGTTATTTTAAGGAGGACAAATGGCACTAGCAAATTCATTAATTGGATCAACTAACACAAATTTAGTAGTTGTACCTGCTGGAAAACAGTATGCTATTTTGACTTTAATGGTATGTAACACTGCGGCAGAAGATCCAACAGGATCAAATGATAGTAAATTTGATTTACACTTTGTACCGCAAGGACAAAGTATTGGAGCAGTAAACCAAGTTTGTAAAGAAATAAATGTTACTGGTGCAGAAACATTTACTTTCGACACAGAGAAAATGGTATTGAGTGAAGGTGATTCCATTGTTGCTGTATCACAGGCTCCATTAAACTTGTCAGCAACAGTTAGTTTTTTAGAGGTATAAGATGAAATTTTTAAAGGCTCAAACAACTAATATACGTGGTATCCAACACGGCAAAGGAATTTATTTCGATGCCGATGAAGGTGTACGTATGGAGTCTACAAACTCTTTAAATCTTCCAAGAGGAAATAACGCACAAAGACCAAACACTGCTCAAATAGGACAGATAAGATACAACACACAAGAAAATTATGTAGAATTTTATCAAGCAGGTGTATGGAAACCTATTAGATTACAAGAACCAACAACTATTACTCAACAAAGTTTAGGTAATGGTGACGGTACTGAAACTGTATTTGGACCATTGAACAGTGGTAACACTGCTTTTCCAGTTCCTAGTGCGGCACAAAACGTAATTGTTCTAGTTGAAAACGTATTTCAATTGTCAACAACAAACTATACGTTGGAACAAAGTGTATCAGGAAACTTAACAGGTCCTAATCAACCATATGCTGATGGTTATTACATTAAATTTACTCAAGCAGTTCCAGTAGGAAAGCCTGTAACTGTTATTCATAACTTTGACAAATAATGTCTGCTAACGGTATATCACATAAACAATATAAAAGACAACGTCAAGAAGCAAAGTTAAAACTTGCGGCTGAAAAACGTGCGGCAACTGGCAAAAGGTCTACACTTAAAAAAGGTTTAGTGCCTACACTATATACACCAGGTAATAACAACTCAGGTAATTTAAAAAAGATTACAACAGGAACGTTGAAAACTGGTCGTCCTTGGACATAATTTTCCGATAAATATTAGTAAGGAGTACTAAAATGAGTCTGGGAAGAATATCCGGTCCGCTTTTACAAGCAAACTTACAGCGAAATACAGATCTAGCAGTAGAAACTAATCTACTGTACATAGGTCATACTGACGGTAAGATAGGTATTAAGACTGTAACAAGACCGCGTGACTTTACTATTGACGGAACTGCAAAGTTTAGAAATGCAACAGCAGGACAACCTGACTTATTTCTTAACAATTCTTTAAATTTAGGAAACTTAACTGTAAGCACAAATGGCATTGACAGTTTAACAGGCAGTATATTTTTAAATTCAGCACAAGATATTACTGTAGGTGGCTTAGGTACTGAACACATTAAGATTGATGGCAATGCTATCTCCACTTACAACACAAATAGTAACATAGATATTAGGCCAAACGGTGCAGGTACAAACGAAATTGTAACAGCAGGTAAAACTGTAACTGTCGATGGTAACACACACGCAACAGGAAACATAACATTTGATGGTAGTGTCATTATTGCAGGTACAGGAGATGAAGATAATTTTACTATTAACGCAGATATAGTTGGAGATTTAATACCAGATGTAGATAATACTTACGAATTAGGTACTACTGCAAAACGTATGAGTCTATATGCAGAAGAAATTACAACAAATAATGTTTTTACAGACAATTTAATTTATCAAGGCATTAATTTAACGTTACGTGTTGGAAACATTTACGTTGCTACTAATGGATTAGACACAAATGCTGGTGATACAGTACAAGGACCATTCCGAACAATACAGAAAGCCTTAAGTATTGCAACAGCAGGACAGGTGATTAACATAGAACCTGGTGAATATGAAGAAGTGTTTCCATTACAAGTTCCGGCAGGTGTAACAATTAAAGGAAGAGATTTAAGAAATTGTATTATTAAACCAACAGCCGCAACAAATGACAAAGATTGTTTCTTGTTAGATGGAGAAACAACAGTAACAGATATAACAATAAAAGATTTTTATTATAACAGCACGGATAACACAGGTTACGCATTTAGATTTAGAAGTGGTGCAAAGGTTACGTCAAGGTCGCCTTACATAATGAACGTAACTGTTATAACACAAGGTACATCTATAACAACACCTACAGCAAGTTCAACATTCGGTGTTAACGCACAAGAAACAAACCCAAGAGGCATAACATTTAACAACGACGGTACTAAAATGTTTATTGTTGGTACAACAGGTGCAGATGTAAACGAATACACACTATCAACAGGCTTTGATCTATCATCTACAGTAACCTTTGTAGACAGTTTTAGTGTTAGTGCAAAAGAAAGTGGCCCAACAGCGGTAAAATTTAATACAGATGGTACTAAAATGTTTATTACTGGTGTAAGCAGTAGTAATGTTCATGAGTATGCACTATCAACTGGTTTTGATGTATCCACTGCAAGTTTTACGCAAACACTTGTTACAACTGTTGACAATGATAATTTTGGATTAGACTTTAGTGCCGACGGCACTAAGATGTATATTACAGGAAATCAAACTGACAAGATATATGAATACAATTTATCTAGTGCATTTGATATTTCCACTGCAACATTTAATCAGGATATGACCACACAACCACATGATTACGAACCATTTGGCATAGAGTGGAGCTCTGATGGTACTAGACTGTGGATAGTTGGTACAATCCATAATGGTGTAGACGAATATAGTGTAGGCACACCGTGGGATATTTCAACAATGGTACACGTAGGATTCTATTTCGTAGGAGGTAATCCTTCCGGTATACACATCAGTCCTGATGGTACAAAAATGTTTATTGTAGGAAATGCAAGTGATCTAGTAAAATCATACACTCTTGCAACTGCATATAGGCTCCTGTATCCAGAAGGCATAGTAGCACCAACACTTAATGAACCAGGCGGTATTGATAATGTATTCTATTTGGATCACTTTGCTGGAAGAATATGGATAGATAATGAATGTATAGAATTTGATAAAATGCTTGGCACAACTCTTTATAATTTAAGGCGTGGAATGCTAGGCACAAGTGCAGTAGCTCATACATCCGGTGCTAAAGTAAGAGATGCAAATAAATTAAAAGAAATAAATGTAAATA